CGGATTTAAATACGGTATTGTAAAAGAAAAAGACGGTTACTACGTTAAAAAAGGTTTGAATGAAAATTCACTTGATTATATTGGTGGTCTTTTTATGAAAAATAAAAATAGATTCAACTCATATGCTGAATCACTTAAAAGGCTAGAACTATTAAGTGGTGGGGAATTAAACGAAGCAACCAAGTATGTTTTAAAACAAAAATCATCTACGGAAGCTACACCTGACATGTCAACAATGGGTGATAATGTTCCACCACCAACTGATATGCCACCAGTACCAGAAGAAGTACCTTCACCCGAAATGGGAATGGAAGAACCTCCAATGGGTGGTGAAATGGGTGCAGAAGAACCATCTATTGATGGGGCTAAACCATCTGATTATATGTCTGAAGTCCAAAAATTTTCAGGTAAGTTAGGTCAAGAATTGAGAGACCAAAAAGACAAAATGGAAAGTGATGATATTAAGTATGTTCTTAATATGATTATTTCCGCTGTTGATTTAGACAAACTTGACGATGAGGACATCGAAGAAATCGGTAAAAAATTCAACAGAGAAATTGAAGATGATGCTGATATGAGTGATGAAATGTCAGATGTTCCCGCAGATGATGATACAACACCATCCGAACCAACCAGCGATGAAGAGATAGGTGAAATCCACGCAATGGACAAATTGGAAACATTTATTAACACACCCATGTCAACAGATGAAGAAATTAATTTATCTAAATATGCTGATTTAGGTGGTGCGGTAGATGAAACCAAAGAAATTGATTTGGATGAAATAAAACATGAAATTAACAAAAGTATCGCTGAGACTTTAGGTAAATACTTTAAGTAAAATGCGTTTAATATTTGTCAATGAAATAGGAACCGATTATAAGGGTCAAAAACAGTATGAATTCATTTTTAGTGATGAATCTACCGAAATTGACATGGACGAATGGTTTGACGTACCTGCATCATCGACATCAAGTTCTAAATCACCCAACATAGAATATATTGACCAAGTTGGTCTATTAAAAGACACCGACATAGTTTTTGAATTAATACAAAATTCTGACTATTTCGGTGTTATTGATGCTGTAGACGGTATAATCGCTATAGCATGGGAAAAATCAAACTTCGATTTAGAAGAAGATAGGTTATTTTTCCGATTTGGTGAAACATATGAAAATGTTTCAAAAAAATTAAAAGAAAGAGGTATTTCTCTTGAAAAGAAAGAATTAAATTTCAAACAATCATGAATAGAAAATTAATCATTGAAAAATTATTAAGAGAAGGTTTTACAGAAAAAACTCTTTCTCGTTTAAGTGATAAAGAATTAAACACTTTATCAAGTACTGTTCTAAAGGAAAACACCATGATGATTCCTAAAGATAAAGTACAGGATATCGAAGCTGCGAAAAAAAATAAACAAACATTTGTGGCTTACGAGGAAAAGGATGTTAACGAAGAAAAACCATCGTCTGAATTTTCAAAAGAAAAGAAAAGTAAAATAGTTAAAAAAGGTGAAGATGTTGAAAAGAAAGTTGAAGAAAGTGTTTCAGATGTTGAAGAATGGGTGTTAGATTTGGCAGAATCAAAATATTCTCAATTTACATCTAAAAAAGACATCATGAACATTATTAGTGAAAAAATGGAAACACTTAATCCTATGCCATCATCAAAACCTAAAAAGGGACACAACGGTGTTCCTGAGTTTATGACATACGATTCAATCATTGCAACTCAACCCGCACCCGCAAAACCTGATGTTGACACACCAGTTAAACCAAAAACACCAGAAAAACCATCTAAACCAAGAACTCCTTATCAACCTGGACCAGGCACAGACCCTAAACCAAAGGCGTTAGCTGAAAAGAAAAAGAAATAAAATGGAATTTAGAAAAAAGGATTTATTATCTTTGTTAAAAGAAGATATAACAGAAATGCCAATGGATTTTGACACACCCGATAGACCTTATCAGGGTATACAAACAAAATTGTCCCAAGGGGACACACCACTTAAAAAAGTTCCATTACCTCAAACAGGTGATGAACCAAATAAAAACTTTCAAGAACTATTAGCGTCTGAAAGATATAAACAAGTAATTGCTAAAGTTAGAGAATATACAGGTGTACAAACACCTATCAGGGGTGAAGAAGGTGTAATGCCACTCGCTCAAATGATGATGTCGGCACACAATGAAATTATAAGTACCGAAAGAAATCACAGAGAAGCGTTAGAGAATTTAGCTATTGAATTGGTTAAGAAAGAAATGTCAATTCCTGACGATGCTTTACAATTTGACGCTAAAATTGTTGGTTTGGGTGAAATTGATACAGAAAACTTTAACAGAGAAAATAATCAAGAGGAAGAAAACATGAGTGAAGTTGAGGTTGAAGAGGATTTGGCCGACGATTTAGCTACCATGAATTTAGAGAAAGCAAAAAGAAGATTAATCAACAATATGATTCAAGGTGCGTCCAAAAAAGGACATTACATGTATCATTATGTTGCGGAAAAAATTAGAGAAATTACAGGTTCCGAAACATTACTTAATCAATACGGTATATTAATGTCAATTAATGATACTTTATATTGGCAATTAAGTGATGAAACCATGAAAATGATGATGGGTGGACCCGGTGGTGGAGGTAGTGTAGGTGGTAAAGAAGAAGTGAGAAGAAATACGAACCCACCAACAATTGTTGCTCGAGGTATAAACTTCCCCGTACTCGTACATGAACTAATAAAAGGTGTCATGGAGTTATTTGCAATTCAGGGAAGACCATCAGATGAAGAAGGTAATGAAGACCCAAGATGGTCAGAGATTGAACAATCTGAGGATACATTAGAAAAAGAAATGTGGGATTTAAGATTAGGTCCAGCAATATGGGATAGAATTAGAAGACAATTCCCCGAAGAAATATTACTTGATGAAAATAAATTTGAATTACAAAACTATTTAATTGTTAGTATTTTCAAACTACCAGCAAGAGAATTTTTGGTATTCATGAAAGAAGTGATATCAGGTTCAGAAACAGGTAAAAGATTCATGGGTGAGTTATTACAAGGTATTGACCAAATGTTTAAAGACCAAGATTACCAAGACGCAATTTCACAATTCCGCGATGACTTGGAAGATGTCTCAGACAATACTGATGACGATGATTTAGGTGATTTCTTAGGTGGTTTGGGTATCCGACTATCTGACGATGATTAATGAATAATTAGAAGACAATTAGAAGGGAGGTTTTTACCTCCCTTTTTTTGTATTTATATATATGAGTAATCAAAAAATAGAACAGTTAAAGGAATATGCTCGTATTATGAAGGATACTCCTTACGCGTTAAAAACGTATTTACAGACATACGACAACACACAGAAAAAATATGTTCCATTAGAATTATTTTCTGACCAAATACAATTGTTGAAGGATTACGAAATTTATAATGAGAACATAACAAGAAAATATAGACAGGCCGGTGTTACCACAGTAACAGCGGCGTGGGTATCAAAAAAATTACAATTAGCAAAACCCGAAAATCCAGAAAGAGTTCTCGTAATTGCAAACAAAAAAGATACCGCCGTTGAAATGGCGAATAAAATTCGACAATTTTTAGACCAATGGCCGGACTGGCTCAATGTTGGGTTTTCACCTGATAAAAATTCAGAAAGTAGATTTAGATTAAATAACGGGTGTGAGGTAAAAGCCGTAGCAACGTCTGCGGATGCGTTACGTGGTTATACTCCAACAATACTTATATTTGACGAGGCTGCATATATTGAGGCGGGTGACGATTTTTGGGCAGCATCTATGGCATCTTTGTCAACAGGTGGTAAGATTATTCTTATTTCAACACCTAATGGTTTTGACCCAATTTATTATGGAGTATACGACCAAGCAATTAGAGGGGTAAATGATTTTCATATAACCGATTTAAGGTGGTTTAAAGACCCAAGATATACAAAAGATTTAAGGTGGGTTAAATGTGGTGATATCGTCCATTATATGTTGAATAGAGAACAATATAATGATGATGAAGTTGTGATGACCGATTTTGATATTACCAACTACAAGCAATATGAGGAAGATGGGTTTAAACCACTTTCATCTTGGTTTGAATCAATGTCTAAGAAATTTAAATTTGATAGACGTAAAATAGCTCAAGAATTAGAATGTGATTTTTTAGGTTCAGGTGATGGTGTAATTCCATCGGAAGTTCAAGACAACATTGTTAAGAATATGTTGAGAGACCCTAAAGAAAAATATATGCAAGGTACTTTTTGGCAATGGAAAGAACCAGTTCAAGGTCATAGATATATCATGGGTGTTGATGTTAGTAGAGGTGATAGTGAAGACTTTTCTTCAATCAATATTATCGATTTTGACGAAAGAGAACAAGTTGCAGAATATATTGGTAAAATACCACCCGATGATTTAGCTTCGGTTGCATACAAATGGGGTATATTATATGAGTCATTCATTGTTGTCGATATTACTGGTGGTATGGGTGTTGCAACATCTAGAAAACTACAGGAATTGAACTATAAAAATCTTTATATTGATGGTATAAACACAAAAAATATTTGGGAGTATAATTCAAAAGCAATGGAAAAGATTCCGGGTTTGAATTTTAATAACAAAAGAACCCAAATTGTTGCAGCATTTGAAGAACATTTAAGAAAAGGATTTCAAGTTAGGTCAACAAGATTGATGAACGAACTAAACACGTTTGTTTACATTAATGGTAGACCTGACCATATGAAAGGTGCTCATGATGATGCAATTATGAGTATGTCTATGGCATTATATGTTGGGGATTTATGTTTCAGTCAATTACAAAAAAATGAAAACGCTAATAAAGCAATGTTGGAGTCTTGGACATTATCTGAAAGGACGTATGAACCAAATAAATCATTTTACTCATACGGAACAGCTTTCGACCAAATAGGGTCAATGTCATTAGATGGTCAATCAATAATACCTCAACAACAAAATGCAACTAAAGAACAATATGCTCAATATTCGTGGTTATTTGGTAAAAAAAGATAACCATTTATTATAAAACAATTTTTAATTATATTCCAATAAACTATTTATACTTATGGCAGACACTAATTTGACGGTATTCCAAAGATTAACAAGAATGTTTGGGTTTCCTGGTAAACCAACACCGGAACAAGCTCCGTCGTTTAATTTCGATAAAGAACAAATTTTAAAGACAAGTAGTCGAGAAGAGTATGAGAAATCAATGTTACAAGGACAACAAAGTCAGTACATTGCAGATAAATGGACAAAACTAGAACAATCATTATATAACCAATCTGTTTATTATGAACCAAACAGATTATCGGCTTATTATGATTATGAATCCATGGAATTTACTCCTGAGATTTCCGCTGCGTTAGATATCTACGCTGAGGAATCCACTACTTTATCTGAAAAAGGTGAAATACTCACCATTTTTTCAGAATCAACAAGAATAAAATCAATACTCGAAGATTTATTTTTAAACAAATTAGATTTAAATACAAATCTTCAGATGTGGGCTAGAGGTACCTGTAAGTACGGGGATAACTTTGTTTATTTAAAAATAGACCCCGAAAAGGGTATTGTTGGTTGTCAACAATTACCAAACATTGAAATCCAAAGACTAGAGGGTAAAGAAAGTAAAACACCAAATCAACAAAATGCAATGCAAATGCCGTCGAGGGAATTAAGATTCCTATGGAGTAACAAAGATTTGGAATTTCAAGCATGGGAAATTGCACATTTTAGACTTTTGGGTGATGATAGAAAATTACCATATGGTACTTCAATGTTGGATAAAATCAGAAGGATATGGAAACAATTGTTATTAGCGGAAGATGCTATGTTAATCTATAGAACAACAAGAGCACCTGAAAGACGTGTATTTAAAGTATTTGTTGGTAACATGGATGACAAAGATATTGAGGCGTATGTACAACGTGTGGCTAATAAGT